ATGTAGACCACCAGGACACCATTGTCTGCCTAACGAAGCGATGGGGTTTTGTTTTCTAGCGAACATTCCTATTGCCATTGAAAAAGCAAAAGTGAAACACAACCTAGGACGCGTTGCGGTTGTCGACTGGGATGTACACCATGGTAATGGTACTCAGCATATATACCTAGAACGTGATGACGTGCTTAGCATTTCTCTTCATCAGGAAAATTGCTTTCCGCCTGGTTATTCCGGCGCGAACGACCGAGGAGTAGGAAAAGGCGAAGGGTATAATATTAACATCCCAATGCTACCCGGTAGCGGTCACGCTGCGTATATCTATGCTTTCGAACAAATTGTATTGCCAGCATTAGAAGCATATAAGCCGGATTTAATCATAGTAGCGTGCGGGTATGATGCCAACGCAGTTGACCCTCTGGCGAGAATGCAAGCTCACAGCAATACCTTCCGAGCAATGACAACAATGCTCAAAAAAGCAGCCGAGCAACTCTGTGAAGGTCGATTAGTACTGGCCCATGAAGGAGGCTATGCTGAAAGCTATGTGCCCTTTTGTGGTCTAGCAACCATGGAAGCATTATCGGGACACAAAACAGACGTTGAAGACCCGCTGTTAGAATTCATTAGCTTACAGCAACCAAGCACCGATTTTGTTGAATACCAAAAACAAACCATTGACCAACTAAAGAAAACCGTTTTATAACGTCTAAAATGGCAGACTAGATTTTGAGTTAGTTCACTCTGTCATGTACTGCTGTTTATGTCAGTATTTTCCGTGATAATTGGCATCACAAAAAAGCGGCTTATCTATGATTAAGATAGGCCGCTTTTAGACTGCTAGACAATTCAAATTAATCGAGATTGTCTAACTATCACACTCGGGTTTTGAAAAAATAAGCGATACTGCGTGGACGATTTTCATTGGCTGTCGGAACGACTCGTGACGCATCAAAAACAAAACCACCATGATACGGATCATTTGTCCAAGCCATGCCTGTATATTTAGTTGAAGAACTTAATGATGCCGCTAGAGCGCCTGATGCCGAGCTAGAAATTAACTCCCCATAAAGCCCGCCAATTTCACCTTTTATGTTTCTAATCGAATCGCCCTGAAAACTACCAAACACTCTATCTCCATCCACTTCTCGACCATTGTCATAACCTCGAATAAATTCGCCACCTAATATCGGTAAGGTGAATGTACTCTCTCCATCACCTGTACCGTAGTAGCCTGCATACTGTTGAGGATCGGCGTTTTTAGAGGCTTGGTTCATTAGGTTGGAGGTTGCCTGTACTTTCGCCCATAAAATGGGGTGGTCATCGCGTTTGAGCGTTGCACCGTTTAAAGCAACTTCACCAACATCCATAGTGTCTAATGAGTCGGTTATCACTTTGGCAATATCTTTCGCCTCATTACCCGTCAGAGGGTTGATTTGTTTTATTAGCCAAAATTGCCCTTTAACATAACTAAGCGTTGCAAGTGCCCCTTGATATAGCTGATTCGAAGTAACCACATTAGATACGGGAATGGGAGCCAGGCCATCTAGTGTAATGGTTATTGTACTGGTATTCGTCGAGGCAACATGAAAGTGGACTTCATCGTACTCTTTTAGCACTTTAATAGGCTGTTTTCCTACAGGGCTTGTTAAAACAATACGATTGGCGTCCCCTGCTGTTTGACATACATTTTTGGCACGCTTTTGGTGACTAAGAGAAAGAGCAAGCTGGGATAAGACATTTGTATTCTCCTCTATACCACCTTCCCTAATGGCATAAATCAACTCATCATAAACCGCGTTCATATGTTCCGCTGAGGCGATGCTGGCAGGGATGGCATTAAGTGGATCACCATCGGTAAATTTGCCTTGGTAAAGGTCATTGCTATCTGGATAGTTCATTGACTGTCTCCTATTTTTGGTCATTACTCCAATCAGCAAGTCAGGCGACTATCCAGTTTGATGCAAGTGCAGTCTGGAACAAATGTCGCTTGGTGCAAGGTATCGCTTATTGAGAGAAGAAAAAGAAAGGCGGTGAGCTTGATTTGACCAAAGCCCGCCGCTTTTCTTGGTATTTATAATGCGAGGAAAGCGCGATGAGTGCTGTCTGTTAGGGTTCAGTGTTAGCTTTTTGAGATAGAAATAAGAGATAAAAAAAGCCCAGCAGAGCATGTATCTCGGCTGGGCTTAAAGAAGTTCTATTGGTTTTTATAAACGGGTTTTACCGTAGAAAGCTATGGAGCGTGGTCGCGTAGCACCTGCCTTAAATCCATTATTCTCTAGGGCTGTTGGTGTATTCTGTGGCGACATGGTAGTTTTCAACATCTCACGGTATAAATTGACATCAACGTAATCTAGACCAGCTCTAGCTAATGCCAATCCATTATTTTCATCAGAGTTAATTAGACTCATGACATTGTAAGAAGTATACGAAGGATCTATGAGGTTAACAGTGGGCTTTTGCCAACTCCCAAACACTCGCCCAGCATCCACATCTCTCCCACCATCAAACATTCTAATAAATTCA